GCCGGCTGCGCCCCGGTGCGTCCTTGGATCACCGCCGTGCTCGAACCTTCGTCCAGCCGGTCCACCACGGCATCAAGCCCGAAAATCGCCGCCTCGTTGCTGATGCGGAAGTTCAGCGCGCCGATACCAGGGCTGGGAGTGCCTGGAGGCAGCGCATCAACCGCATCCGAGCCGGCAATGCGCTCCTCGGTCTCGCCGGCATAGATCGGCCAGTAGTACGGCACCGACTTCCATCGCGTTACCCGGTGTGACTTGTCGAGCTTGTGCTTCCGGCGATAGCGAATGCTCTCGGCGCTCTCGACTTCCACCAGCTGCTCGCCGATGTAGCGTGCGGCGATCTGCACGCGCCCGACCTTCCCCGCGATGTGATTGCCGTCCGGGTCGATCGCCAGCTTCTCGGCCAGAATCTCGGCATGCTCTTTGTCGGTGCGCGGCGCTGCACGCTGCGCCCAGGCGTTCTCGAAGTCCGCGAGACGGTCACCGGCCAGAACGGACCTGATCCGCGCCAGCACATGCCCATGCTCGTCCTTGTAATCGTGCTTGTAGAGTTCCTGAAGGACATACTCCGGCCCGAGCACCCACAGTCCTTCAACCGTCTTGCTGCGCACGCTAGAGTGCCGCAGCCACTGGCTGGCAAGCCAGTCGCCCATCTCGTCAAGGGTGGCGATCTCAAGCGTGCGTGGCATCCAGATTCACTCCTGCTTTTGCGAGGTAGGCGCGCAACGCGGCCGCGAGTTCTGCGGCATTCTGCTCGCGCGCGGAGACATTGGCGGCGCGCGCTTCGAGTTGCCTGGAGATCTCCTCCAACCTCTTGCCAATCTCGGCATTGGCCTCGGCCTGCCGGCTCATCTCGGCGTTCTGTTTCTTGCCGCGGGCGTCGGAATCCCGCATAGCCTTGGTCATGGTCGCCTGATCGGTCTTGAGCCTTGCCTGTGCCTCGGCGAGGCGCTCGCGCTCAGCCTCAAGAGCGCCGGCCTCCTGATCGGCCTTGGCGTGCCAATCGGCGACCACCTTCTCGTGCTCAGCCCGACGCTTCTCCAACTCGGAACTCTCGGTGCGCACCAGGGCGAGCACTTCATCGGCCTCGCGCTTGGCCGCTTCTGCCGACTGCTTGGCCTCGAGCGCTGCCTCCCGGGCCACCTGGTATTCGGCAATCCGCGAGTCGAACTTCTCGGGATCGCGGGCTATCTCGACCATCAGATGCGATGGCATCTGCGCCGTGCGCCGCTGTCCGCCCTGTAGCCCGGCCATTGGTTTCCTTCCCTCTTAGCTGTACTCGGCAATTACTTGGATGCTGTCGCCGTTGGCTGCCGCGCCGTCCTCGGGGAACAGGCTGACCGCCACCGCGCCACGCACCGGCCAGAAGCTGAAGCCGCCCGGCACCTTGAACTCGCCGTTGTCGCCGGCAGTCGCTGGGGTGCCGTCGACGGTGATCCAGTGCGGGTCCGTCAGCGTCATGCCGATCGCCTTGCAGCGCGGGCCGAGCTCGGCCGTCGTCGCAGCGCCAGCCGAGGTGTCGAGCTTGTGAACCGGGCCGTTCGGCAGCGGCACCGCCGGCACCGTACCGTTGCCGAGCGCCAGCCCCGGCGTTCCTAGTCTGCTCATGGATACCTCACGACACCGAGGTGTTGGCGCGCGCCCAGCGCCGGAAGCCGGCCGAGCCGAACGCCGCGTTATTTGGATCGCCGGCCCGGCAGAAGCGGCGGAACCAGAATGGCCCCATCCTGGCACTCAGCGTGCCATAGCGGGCGATCCACCTCGAAAGCCACATGTGCCCTTGCATCGCTCAACTCCCTAACCGGATGCCGCCCAGCGGCGGCCGTTCGATCTCACGCCCCTCGGCGCGCGCGTTCTTCTTCGGCTGCCGCGCCTTCTGCGTCAGGTTCAGATCCCGCAGCATCTTGATGTCGCGCATGGCCTGGCCCTTCTGCTGATTGGCCTTGCCCATCGCGGACTTCAACTCCTGCGCGCCCCGGATCTCGACGTTGCGGCGTCTGCCCATCTCAGAGTGCTCCTATGTCGGCCGAGGTGTCCGGGCTGACGTCGTTGTTCCCGCGGGTCTGGCCGGCCTCGTAGATCGTCACGGTCGCGCCCTGCTCGGCGTTGATCTCGATCGTGTTGCAGGCCGCAAGGAGCGCCACCAGCGCCTCAACGAGAGTGCGCTCAAGGGCACTCATGCCGGGCGTCTCACGTTGGCATTGGCCGAGCCAGGCGGCTGCGGGCGGGCTTTCGCGACCTTCTGATCCTCTTCGCCCTTGATTCGCATGAGCTGCGCCTCGAAGCGCGCCTCAATCTCGAGAAGCTTCGCCTTCCACATCTGCTCGAGCGCGAGAAGCCTTGCCTCGACCGCGCCCTGAAGCTGGATCTCGCCGGCCTTCTGCGATCCCTCGATCGCGAGCTCGCGCTCCTTGGCGACTCGCTCCAGCTCTGCCCGCACCCGTTCCAGCTGCGCCTCGGCCTCGGCCCTGGCACTCTGCTTAGCCTGCTCGACTGCGGCTTCCACCTGCGCCTGGAGCTGCGCCTGCTGCTCGATTGCCTGCTGCTGCTCCTGCTGCTGCCGCTGCGCCGCCTCCGCGAACTCCGGGCTTTCCGGGTCCGGCAGATAGCGGCTCGGGTCTTTGCGCCCCATCGCCACGATCATGTCCGAGAGCGCGGCGTGGTACTTCTTGATGTCGAAAAGCGGCGACTTGGCCACCGCGAGCAACTCGAGCTTCTGGAGGATCATGTTGTTGACGGCGATGCGCTCGATCCTCGAGCCCGTGCCCAGGCCAACGTCAACCTTCACGTCCATCTCGGCAGACCAGCCGCGGGGGTCGACGCTCACGAACTCGTTGCGCAGCCGGATGACCTCCGCGCGATCCTGGAATTTGGTCGTGATCTCGAGGAGCGCCCTGAACAGCGGACGGTAGATCCTGGTCGCGAACTCGCGCGCCAGACCCTCCACCCGGCTTTGCGGACCCGCCAGGATGCCGGCGGCCGATTCCACCGTCTGACCCTTGAGCGCCGCCGGGTCCAAGCCCATCGCCGCGGGAGAAATCCCGGTGCGCAAGGTACGCCGCTGCTCAAAATAGCCCAGAAGGGCCATGGCGTCGTGCCCATGAAACGGCACGTTCAGCCAATCAATCTTGCCGTTGACGCCAAGGTTGATCGGCCCGCCGAACCAGCTCAGGAGATCGTCCCAGGTGTCCTCGACCGCGCCGCTCACCGCAGGACGCGGGTTGATCGTCCGGGCATAGTTGTCCAGCGCGCGCCTCATGATCGACGTGTCGATCTCCTGCAGGTCAATGTTGACCTCGACGATGCCCTGGCCGATCAGCTGGTGCGGGATCGGGAAAGGAGAGCCGACCACGATGGTGTCGGATCCGGGGTCTTCCGCCGAGTAGGCGATGGTGAGCGGGTCGCCGAGCGCGATGATGCGGTATGGCTCGGCGATGCCATCGCCGTCCGCGTCGACCAGCACGCGCGCATCCACCACGCGGCACCAGTGCAGGGCGTCGTCCGGGGTGTCGCGATGCACGCGCGAGAGCGCCATGCCGCTGCCGCTGCGCGCCCGGCGCACCGATGTGTTGTCGCTCGCCCGACGCAGCCCCTTGCCGGCGTGCTGCTTGACGAGTTCTGGATCGAGACCCATGGCGATCAGATCGCCGGCACGGCGCTCGCAGTCGATGCCGAGCACCGTCGCGCCCTCGATCGTCTGCGCTTCTAGGTCGACCAGCAACTCGTCCTGCGGGATCAGCGCAACCTTGGTCTTGCCGTAGGGTTCGTAGTAGCGGCAGTCGACGTTGTAGAGCGGGATCGCCTGCTCGGCGTACACCATCGTGCCGTCAGGCTGCATCGTCGGCACTGAAACCGCCGTCTGGACTTCCTGAAGCCCTTCGATCCTGATGTTGGGGTCTTGCTCAAGCATCGAGACCTGGAGCTCGTCCAGGCCCTCGTGCCGACTGACGCGTTCCTTGTAGGAGTTCTCGCGCCACACCCGGAAAGCGCAGTATTTCACGCACCACTCGAGGAGCGCGTCCTTGGTGATCTGCTCGCCTTGGTTCTGGTCCCAGAAAATGTAGCGGATGTAGTCGTTGACCTGGGCGACGTACTTCTCGTCCTCGGGGCCGTTCGGCTGGAACTCGATCGCCTCCTCGTTCGCGGCCAGCACTCGGTAGATCTCCGGGATCAGCATCTGGACCTGATCGCGGCACTCGGTCATCACCGCAGCGCTGCCCTCGAACACCTGCTCGTCGGTGTCCTTGTCGCGGCCAATCAGCCCCATCGGGTTCTGGTCGACCGAACCTTGATAGTAGCGCCATGCGCGCTCGGTCTGCGGCTCGATCCACTCCTTCATCAGGGAGCGCGCGTTGTCGATCAGCGTCCGAACCGCGCCGTTGAACTCGTCCTCGGACATCGGCTCGGGCGCGGGTCTGTCTCCGCTGCCGGCCACGCCGCGCCCCGTCTGGTCGGTGGTCTGCGCCGGATGCTGGTAAGCCTCATGCTCGACCAGGGCCGTTCCCGGCGGGCGCGGGTAGTCCATCATGGCCATCTACGCGGCCTCCGGCGCGGTCGGCACGAAATCGGGGTTGTGCATCCAGTGGACCCGAACGGCCCGCTCTGGATCGCTCGCGTCTACCCGCAACTCCTCGGGCGGGGTGTCGATCCTGATGTAGCGCAGGCTCGTATACCCCTCAGCCTCATCGAGCGCCACCTGAGCTAAAGCGGCCAGCCACGCTGGCACGTCCTGCACCTTGCTGCCGCCCTGCCGGTAGATGTCGGGCAGGCTCATCCGACGCGATGCTCCAGAAATCCAAAGCCCCCAACGGCGCCCAGGAGAACCGCGATCCACACCACGATCAGGACCGCGTAGGCGATCCAATGGAACGGCGCTGGAATCTTGTTCTGGGAGCAGAGCCAGACGACTACGCAGGTTGCCAAGGCTGCAACGAGCAGACCGAAGATCGTCATCGGCGTAACCTTTCAACACGCTTGCTCGCGGCTATACAGCCGATTGCGGCGAAAGTCTACGGCAGCTCTAGATATGGTGGTGTCACGCCACCCAACGGGTCATCTCCCGGTTCACGCGCCGCTGCGGCACGCGCATGTAGCGGCTGTTGCTCTCCGTCGCCCGCGGCCACTTCACCCCAAGCATGGGGTCCAGGATGCGCGCGAAGGCGTCGAGCATGTCATCGTGGATCGAGTACGGGTGCGCGGTGTACTCGTGCCGCACGAACTCGTCGACCATGTCGATCATCTGCCCCCGATCCTTGCTCGCCACGAAGCACGTCGCCGGCAGGTACACGCGCCGCTGCTCGAACAGGGGCGCCAGCGCCTGGATGCGGTCGAACTTGGCCAACGTGCCGCCGAGCTCGGTGATGTCGAAGCGGTACTTCGCCCGGTCCTGCTCGATGCGGATCGCCTCGACATCGGCCATGAGCCCGTACTGCTCGTAGCCGATCGCCATCGGCTTGAACTCCTTATGGAGCCACATCACGAGATTGATCCTCTCCACGAGGTTCAGCCGGTCCCGGCAAAGCCAGCGGACGTAGTAATTCTGGTCGGCTGCGCAGGTGATCACGACGACCGCCGTGTAGTCGGATTTCTTTTTCTTCGCGTTCGCCGGGTCGATCAGCACGTAGGTGTTGCCCTCAGCGTCTCCGGTGTAGGTGCGCAGCCATTCCGCCCGGAAGCCAACGTTGCTGTCCTGCACCGGGGACATGAGCATTTGCGAGGAGAAGACCCATTGCCCCATGTCGCGGCGCTTGGTCTCCAACTCCGCCTTGGTCAGCAGCACAGGCTCGTCCCCGAGGATCGCCTGCCCGGTCGCGGTATGCCCCACGATCGGCAGCGCCGGGTAGATGCGCGGGATCGCTGATCCGGCCTCGATGATCGCCCCGTAGGGATCGCCGAAGTGGTAGCGCGTGCCGCGCATCCGGCGCCGGCCGCCACGCTTGCCCAGGTTCAGCGCAAGGCGCCATGCCTCGAGCACCTTCTCGCGCATCTCCGGGCTGCCGACGTTGTCCTTCGTGACGATGTCGTCCATGTCCAGGATGCCGAAGTGCTTTCCGGTCGGCATGCCGTCGACTAGGCCCCACGCCTCAATAGTCGATTCCTTCGGGTTGCCCCGGCGCTTGACGACTAGCCCGTCGTCCTCCGACCACTTGGGCGCTTCCTTTTGCGGATCAGCCCACAGAACGTCGGGAAACAGCCGCTTCAACAACTCGTTGCTCTCCATCTCCCGCTTGAGCACACGCAGGAACGCCTTCGCCATCGGGCGCGTATGGCTGAAGATCCCGATCGTCTCCTCGGGGTCCGTCAGAATGTCCTGGAGATCCTTGCCCAGCCCAACGGAAGTTTTTCCGTGCTCTCTCGCCCACAGATCCAGATATCCGTCTGGCCGTAGCTGCACCTCGTCGCAGCGATCGAGAAACCACTGCTTGTCGAGATCCTTCCGGCCGCAGCAGACCACCAGGAGGAACCACAGATCCTTGAGGCACAGCGCCCGCATCAGGTCGGGCGACTTGCGGGCGAGCGCCTTGCGCGCGGTCTCCCGCGCCTCAGCCAGCGTCCGGCGGTACGCCATCGTCCTCCTCCGGCGGCGCAGCTTGCTCGATCAGCTTCATGTCGGTTTCGGTGTCGTCCTGGAACAGGGTGGCCTCGAGCGCGTCGAGCAGCGCGCGGTCAGCTGGCGAGAACTCAAGGCGCACGGTCTTGGTGTGGTTGACGTTGAAGTCGCCGCTGCCGTGGATTTCCTTGCGGTCACGCCACAACCCCGGCTGGCGGTTCTTGAGCCAGATGAAGGCGGCGGCAGTGTCGGGCGGGAAGTGCTCGGTGTAGTGCACGATATGCTCGGACTTGACTTCGACAGGCCGACCGTCATCGCCAATGTAGGTCTCGATCTTGGCCACGATCTTGACGGCGGGTTGGGTCCATTTGCCGGTGGCCTTGAGATAGAGGGCTGAGGCGACGTCCTCATCGGCAGGGCGGCGGCCTGATTTCACAGCAGCAGCGAAGGCCGGATACTTCCGAAGCCAATCTTCAATGCAGTAGTCCGACACGCCGAACAGCCCCGCCAACTCTTGGTTTGTAGCCCCGAGCAGGCAGGCTTTCCGGGCACGTTCGTCGAACTCGGGGCGATACCCGGGGGGCGGGCCGGGCTTGCGCTTGGGGCCTGTCGGCGGCGCCTTCAGCTTGGTGGAGGGTTTGCGCTTCATGGCGGTCACCGTGGTCCTGCCGACGGCGGGCGCGGCTCCCAGTCGTCGTTGATGCGGAGCCGCCGCTCCACCGCGAGCAAACGCTGCCGCAACTCCTCGACGCGCGTGTCCTGGACGCTGTTCTGCTGGAGCAGGATGTGGCCGTGCGCGCCCGCAGCCTCCACCGCACGCTCGATGGCGGCCAGGCGGCGATTGATCTCCTCGAGCATCGCCAGGCGGGTCTTGTCGCTGACCTTGGTGTCGTCGAGGCGTTGGATCTCGCGGGAGACCCGGTCGTCGAGCCGGCCGTGAGCGGACTGCAACGCTTGGATGGTCTCACGAACTGGCGCGAGCGAGCGGTCGATCTCGGTACGCTGGAACCCGAACCAATAAGCGGCCAGCAGGATGGCCCCAATAGCAAGCGAGACCATCGCATTCGTAACGAACGGGTTGCTCCCGCCGCCGTTGCCACCATTGCCACCGCCGTTGCCGCGGTGGTGGTAGACGCGGTGATAGCGATAGTCCGCGTCTGGATCGTCGGAACTGCGGCGCGGCGGCGGCTGCGCCTTGTGCACGGCGCCATTGCCGCTCCCTGCGGACCACAGCGGGAAGGCCAACGTCACCGGCCTCCCCCGCCGCCACGCGTCTCCGCAGGAGACCCGGAGCGCGGGGAGAGGTATTCGAGGATGTTCTCCTGCCGGTAGCGCGTGTTGTCCGCTTGGTCCTCCAGTTCCTCGAGCTTCTCCTGCTGGCGCGCCAGCGCCGCAGAGAGGGTGTTCACGCGATCGAGGAAGTCGGCCACAATTGCACTCCGGGTTTCATCCCGTCGCGTCAATACCTGATTGAATTGATTTAGGATATCGATTTGCAACTCGCGGCGCGCCTCGCGCTCGCGCTGGACGACCGCGTCGATCCGGGAATCGATCTTCTGCGCCCAGTAAACACCGACGCCAGCGGCACCGCCGAACGCCATCGCGACCGGGATGATCACCCGCGCCCAGCCGTGGCCATTGCTGCCGTTGCCGGTCATCAGGCCAAGCCAGTCCGCATCATCTTGGCGAGGCGCGTCGCCCGGGCGCCGACCTGGCTGGCCCACTTGCTGTCGAGCATCTGCGTTGAGGCTCCAGCGTAGTCGCCCGCCCGCAACGCCGCGCGTAACTTCACGAACCGCATCAGCCCAGGCCCGCCGAGGTTATGCGCCATGTCCACGAGCACTGCCTTGCGTTGGTCCGCAAGGCTGTCCCACGCCTCGCCCGCAAACACTCGGGCAGCAGCATCAGCGTCCCGCAGATCACGCTCGAGTAGCATTTCGGCTTCGTCGGCCGAGATGCCCTTCCGGTCCAGCGCGCGACCATAACCAATGGTCAGATTGCCAAGCGTATCGGTATAGACCTTCAGGATTTTGCCCTCGTGGAGCTTCACGAGATCCCTGGCAATGTCAGCGTATGACCGTTCGCTCATCACCCGACCCTCCCCGCGAGTTCGCGCACGCGCCCGGCGGCCCGCGGCGCGTCCAGCCGATCGAGCAC